AAGACACGTTCATGTGGATCGGTGGTGGACAGAATGAGTCTCCCGCTATCTGGGCTTTCGCTGGTAACTCCACGCAGAAGATTTCCACGGTCGCTATCGATTTCATTTTGAAGGCTCTCACGAATGACCAGTTGGCTAACGTCTATTCGTGGACGTACTCCCAGAATGGTGCGTACTTCGTGGCATTTGCTCTGCCCAATTCGACATTGGTTTACGACCATGCTTCTAAACGCTGGCATGAGCGAAAGTCTTATATCGAGGCCGAGCAAGTGGGTTACAGGGTTTCGGGTTTGACTCAAGCCTACAATCATATCTTCTGCGGCGATTCTGTGGACGGTCGAATAGGCAAGCTGAATCCAGACCTTTTTACTGAGTATTCAGGGGCGATTATCAGGACGGTGGCAACGCAGCCTTTCCAGAATAATATGCAGTCAATCTTCGTTCCTTCTATCGAACTGACTGTTGAATCAGGCGTTGGTAATTCATCTGTCAGCAATCCAGTGATTGCGATGGATAGAAGCGTTGATGGTAAAACGTGGTCGGATCAGCGCATGAGAGGATTGGGGAAGGTGGGCGAGTACAATCGCCGCGTTATTTGGCGAAAGAATGGAAGGGCTGCAAGGCTTGAAGTTTTCCGATTTACTTTGAGCGATGCAGTCAAGCCAGTGATTATCCAGTTGACCGCTGAGATTATTCCGGGTGCGAAATGAGTGGGCCAAGGCTTAACGCTGCGAATCCTATCGTTGAGTCCAATGGGACGATGACCCAGCAGTTTAGAAACTGGACGATAGATGCTTCGTTAAGCATTCCGATTATCGGTGTCGGGAGTCCTGAAGGCGTTGTGACTGCAAGGCAGTACAGTCTTTATATTGATTCCACCGGAGCAGCAGGCTCAATCGAATATCGAAAAATGCTTCCTGATATCGGCGGGGATGTGACTCAAGGATGGCTATTAGTGTGAGAGGCTGTTTAGAGTCTGAGGCGCTCTCAATATTGAGAGACCCGTCCGTAAGTCAGTATTTGAATATTGATCCGAGGGGAATCGCGTCTGACTGGATTATGTTGCTAATGGGTAATCGGCTACTTGTTTTAGCCAGGCCAGAAGATGATGAGTTAGAAATCCACGTTGCTTGTCGATTCAGAGACCGAAAGAAACTCAGAGAAGTAATGGTATTTGGTTTGGATTGGCTGAACGCGTGGGGCTATAAAAAGATATGGACTACTGCGCCTGAAGAAAGAAAGGCGCTTGTGAAAATGTTAGAATCACTTGGATTCCGAAAGGTAGAGGAGAGGTGGCAGCATGGGTATTGAAGCGGCAGTAATCGGTTCAGCAATCGGGGCCGGCGCGTCACTGATTGGAGGCGCTGCCGACCGTCGAGCAGCACGAAAAGCAACCTCGAAAGCCAATGAACTTGAGGCACAGCGCATCCAGCAAGCAATTGGTGCTATCACTCCAGGATTTCAATCGGCTCAAGACACCTCTCGCTATGCGCTTGGTCAAGGTCAGCAGATGCGCCAGCAGGGTATGCAGCAGGGATTGAATCTATTGGGTCAACTGTACGGCCCGACAGGCCAGATGCAGCAGCAGGGTAATCTCGCGGCTCAACGCGCTCTGCTGGCGGGGCTTCCTATGCAGCGAAATGCGATCATGGGTGCGCCTGTTGATTACAGCCAGCTTCAACCTACTCAGATTCAATTTGATCCTGAAATGCTGTCACGAATGCTTGGTGGGATGACACTCCCGCAGGGCGATGTTCGCTACTCTCAATTCCCGCGAGGCTAATCAATCATGGCCGTGAGCAATCAAGAGATTCAGGCATGGTTCGCGCAGAACCCTAATGCTACTGCCGAGCAAGTCTATCAAGGCATGATTCAGTACGGTGTCTCTCCGCAGCAGCTCTCTGAGGCCATTAACGTCCCGTTGGATGTGGTTCAGTCTGCCTACAATGAGCAAAGAGCTAATCGCCAGACAAGGCTACAGGATATAGTCAATTCGGCTGTTCCTAATCAAGCCACTGACGATCAGATCCGGGCGTACATGGAGCTAAATCCTGGCGTTACTGCTGATCGCGTCTATCAGGACATGGTTCGTTATGGCGTATCTCCAGCGCAGTTTTCTCAGGCCACTGGCATCCCTTTGGATCGCGTTTCTCAAGAATACGCAGCGCAACAAGCTGCCGTGACTCCGACAGGGCTTGTCGGCTTTGAGCAAGCAACCACTCAAGGATTGGGTCAGGCGTCTGATACTTTAAGACAGGCTCAGACTCAGGCTCAGGGGCAGCTACAGACTGGTTATGAAGATGTTGCCAGAATGTACAACCTGAACATTGACGATCTAAGACAGGCCAGTCAGCAGGCTCAAAGCCAGATCGGCCAATCAATGGATGTTACTAGAGGTCTTGTAGGCCAGAACATCACTGGTCTTGAGCAGGCAGGACAAGTAGCCCGTGGTGATATTGAAAGAACCTTCGGCCAAGCTGGCGAGCTTTTCACTCCCTATCAACAAGCAGGTACTACAGCACTTCAGCGACAATTAGCACTGTCTGGCGCTTTGGGTGCTGACGCTTTCAATCAGGCTTATCAAGAAAGCCCATATGTTAGATTCCTTCGTGAGCAGGGAGAACGGTCTACCTTGGCTGGTGCTGCTGCTACTGGCGGTCTTGGTGGTGGTCGAGTACAGCAGGAGCTTGTTCGATTCGGTCAGGGGCTGGCATCTCAGGGGCTTCAGCAGCAGATCGAGAATCTTTCAAACCTGACTGGTGTTGGCTATAACGCCGCTTCTGGCGGGGCGAATATCCTCACTGGCATGGGGTCGAACCTTGCCAACATCGGCATGGGATCTGCTGGAGAGGTCGCTAATCAAAGAACCAATCTCGCCAATCTTGAACAAGCTTACGGAACGAATATCGCCAATCTTCTGACTGGCACTGCCCGTGATGTAACCGGCCAGCGGTCAACCATTGCACAAGAGAGATCAGGTCTTGGAACCAATCTTGCCAATCTGACTACCTCAACAGGGACGAATATCGCTAATCTTCAAGGACAATCTGCTCAGAATATCGCAAACCAACGAGCGAGAGCTGGTGAGCTTCTTGCGGCTCAGATTGGCAATGCTTCTGCCGGTCTTGGGAACCTCTCAGTAGATCAAGGTAATGCCCTTGCAAACCTTTTGAGTCAATACGGAACTGCTGGGCTAAATCTGTCCCAAGGGTACACAGCAGATCAGATCGCGGCTATTCAGGCGGCTGCGAATCAAGAGGCGATGAGCCAGGAAGAGCTAGCTGTAAGGCAGGCTTATTTGCTTGCTGGTCAGCAATACACTCCCACGCCTCAAACCAACTACACCGGCATGGTCAATAATGCGCTTAATGCTGCTGCTCTTGGTTATGATTTAAGCGGCATGATGCCTACAAGACAAACCGGAACCCCTCTTAATTCATTAGGCCCGTTGCGTACTGGATACCAGACTGCTGGGGGCAACCTTGGAACATCCCCAGTGACTATCGGGCAGATGACGCCAATCCCTGGAGGGCAGTCATTCAACGTATTTAACCCAACAACTCAGGCATTTCGCTTAGCTGGAAGGATTTAACATGGCAGAGAATATAGGCTTGCTCCTTCGCGGTCTTGGCGCGGCATTCTCCAATCAGGTTCCTGAGTTTCGCCAGCAAATGGCGATGGAGCAGGAGAATCAATACATTCAATCTCAAAGAGAGCAGCAAGCGCAGATGCAACGCGCTGAGATGATGCAGGCTCGACAAAGAGCGATGTACCAAGATGCTGAGTCGGCCCTGAAGCTACTGGCTGCTGGCGACCTTGATAGCGTTGTTCAATTGGGTCGGGAAAGAATCGAGCTTCTCAAGAATTTCCCAGATGCTGATCCATCCGATACCGTTCGCATAACTCAGCTTGCACAGTTGTCTAGGGCTGGTGATAGAAACGCCTACCAGTCGCTCCAGAGAGAGCTTCTTGGCGCTGTTCAGCGTGGTATGTCCATGGGGTATATCACGCCTCCTCAGGCAGAGGAAAAGGTTTACCGCCCTGGGGATGTTGTTTACAGGGATGGTCGGCGAGCATTCGCTATTCCAGAGCAGCAGAGGGCTGAGGAAACTCCGGCTGCACTTCAGACTCTTAGAGCTAGAGCGCAAGCTGCTGGGCTTGTGGAGGGTACGCCAGAATATCAAGAGTTTTTCAGAACTGGCGGCGTACAAAATTCAAGCAATGAATCCGCAAGACAAAATAGAATTTCAAACATAGCATTACAGCTTCAAAAAAATAATGGTCTTTCTCCAGATCAAGCGATTATTGAGGCGACCAATATTGCAGACGGCAATGTTAGATATGATGTTCTGGAGTCTGGTCAAACTAGGAGAATAGACCTTGTTAGCGGAACGGTTAGCGAAGTCCCGATTACTGGGGCGCAACAGCCTATTCCTCAGCCTCAACAGGGCAGAACTCTTTTTGAGTTGGCTAGTGAAGCTACTGGGCCTGTTTCCGCTGCTCGCGCCGCTGCTGCTAGAGTTGGTATATCCGATCCTGCGGTATTAAGCGCAAGAACTGAATTAAGAAATTCCATGCAAGAGCTGTCAAAAGCCCTTGTTGTCAATGATAGATTCCCCGTCGCTGAAGTTGAGCGAGTAAGAAGGGACACAGACTTAGACCCAGCCATAATAGATAACCCTGAAGCCATGAGAGCTAGAATGATTGGCTTGGAGTCCTATTTATCCAGAAGGCAAAGCCAGGCAGAAAGGGACGCAAGCGACCCATCACTGCCGCAGTCGGTACGCGAGGGGCAGGCTTCAAACGCTTCATCTATTCGTAACTTCAGGGCAGTTATGGGAGTCCCGTCTATTATTTCTGGCGATTTCTTGTCAACCCCTGAGTCAATAAATTCAGTAGACGTTAATTCGCTTAAATATTTTATAGAAAACTCAAGCGATGAAGATTTGAATCAACTGCCGGATGATGTTGTGAACGCAATTATTCAAAGGGTTAGATAATTATGAGTGACAAGGCGTCTCAACTTCGCGCAGCAATTTCCAACCAAGAAACAAAAGCCTCTATGATTCGTTCTGCTGTTCAAGGAGGCTCCAGATTTGGGCAGGGATTTTTGGGTGGAGTTGAATCAAGGGCGCAATCTCTTGCCTCAATGATTTCTGGCGATCCTGAAATGAGAGGGCTTCCTCCTGTTAGAGATGTTCCAGAGAGCTTGTCAGGCAGGATGGGCGCAGCTTCATTTGATGCCGCTGTCATGGCTGCCCCCATCGGTCGAGTTTTTTCTGCCGTTAAACCGGCACAACAAGGGGCGACTGGGATACAAGCAACTTTGAGAAATGTGGTCTCTGACATTGGTCAGACATATCAACGCGCTCCTGCTAGATTTATAGCTGTTGAATCTGGTCTTGGCGCTTCTTCTGGGGCCGGAGGATTTTATGCTGAACAGGCTTTTCCAGAAAGTGATGCCGCCAGATTCATTGGTGAGATTGGCGGGGGGATGGCTCCAAGCGCGGTAGCTGCAACTGGGAGGCAGGCTGTAAGGGCTTTGGATGCAGCGTCAAACATCTCCCCGACAATAGCTGCCGGTAAAAGGTTTGCTGTAAACACATGGGATGAGGTGGCAAGGTCTATTGATGCTAGGACGGCGGGATCAAGAGCTACTCAAAGATTCCAGAGGGCTATTGGAGAACTTGCTCCATCAAGGGTAATTCAATCAATGGATGAACCATTGCTTGATGAGGCAAGGGCTATTATGACCCCCGCTCAAATTAGCGGAAATAGAGGTCTTTTGAGCCTTGAGAGGTCGTTGGCTGATAGCATTGACAGTCTTAGAAATAAAAGAGAAGAAGACCTTATTCGACTGAATAGCGTCATAAAATCCTCTTTTTCATCCCCGCAAACTTCTGAGACAGCAAGGACTGCCGTCGAAAGAACAAGGCAGGAATATTTTAATCTTTTGAATGAAAGAGTCAGAGTTGCGGCATTAAAGGCTGATGAAGATTTGCAGCGAATGATCCCTGGTCTTGGCGAGGAAGAGGCAAATCGCATTGCTAGACGAGAACTTGAGAAAGCCTTTTCTGATTCTATGCGCCAAGAAAGGGAGTTTTTTAACAAGATAGACTTTAGTGCGATTGCGCCAACTAGAAATGTTCGAAACACCTTGGATCAAGTTTTGTCCGAGGCTGGTGTTGCAGGAAGAAAATCTGTTCCTGGCTATGCGATAGACTTGTTTTCTTCATCTTCTCCTAATTTCTTGGGGGTGACAAATTCTGTAAAGGAGTTAAGAGAGGCACAATCTCAGCTAAGAACTATAGCGAGAAATGCTAGGGTAGGAACCCAGCCTGATATGCGTCTTGCTGCTTTTGCAGACCGTATTGCTAGTGCAATCACGGATGATCTTGAGCTTACTCAAGGGGCTAATCCGCAGTTAATAAGACAAGCTGTTGATTTCTCACGCGCAAGGCATGAGGTATTTAGCCAAGGCAGCGTAGGAAGAATATTGAGAACTTCCTCAGACTCTGGGGACTTCATCCCAGAAATGCTCACTCTTGATAAGACTCTCGGCGCTTCTGGCATTGCTGGTGCTCAAGCATTTGACGATATAGTTAATGCTGCTGCTTTTTCAAGGGATAGGGCTGGTTATGAAGGGTCTGACAGCATCTCTGGGGCAATGGCTAGATTCATTCAGAATGAGTTTGTTAAATCGTCCGTTAGAGGCGGGAGGGTTGATAGAAATCTAGCTGAGGCATTTGTTAGAAATAACGAAGTTACATTAAACAGGTTTCCAGAAATAAAGAATGGGATTATTCAATCTGTTGAATCTGGGTCTGCTTTGGATTCTCAGGAGGCGCTTAGAAAGCTGGGGATACAGACTTTTGATGACCCGTCCGTTTCAAAAGCAACATTGCTTTTACAAAAAGGCCCAGTCAGAGCTTTTGAGGATATATTCTCATCAAGGAACCCTATTCTAGAGGCAAGAAATGTTGTCAGCCTAATGGGCAGCGATCCTACTGGGGAGGCTATTTCTGGGCTTAAACAAGGTTTCATGGATTACCTAGTAAGCAAGTCTGATTCCGGCGGGTTTATATCTGGCGAGAGACTAAGTGAGCTAATAAGCAATCAAAATGCAAGAGGAGTTATATCCTCGCTTTTTAATGAGGAAGAAAAAAGACGATTGTTGACTATAGTAAGAACGGCTCAAAGAGCTGATGCTGCTAGGGCTGCAATTCCTTCAACTGAGGGCGTCACGGGTGATAGAATATCGAAAGCCAGCGATATGCTTCTCGGTATTTTAGGCGCTGCTTACGGTCGCCAAGTTTCTACTAATCTTGGTGGGGGAACAGTGCAAATACCAGGAATTTTTGCAAACAGGTTTAGAGAGCTTGGTGCTGCTGGGCTTGCAAATCCGGCCAAGAGGTTAATCATAGACGCTCTTGGTGATGAGAGGCTTTTCCGGCAAGTTCTTATGGCAACTCCTGTTAATGGCGCTCTTAATCAGCAGGCAAATAGAAGGCTGAATGCTTGGGCGGCGGCCACTTTAGCTAGAGAAGGGTTAAGTCCTTCAGGTCAAGATCAAGCTAATACAACAGAGGAATAGATAATGGCTCGCTTCGGCTCACTCGATACCCAATACTTTGACGACGCTGGTGACCCTCTTGTCAGCGGTAAAATCTACTTTTACGAAACCGGAACGACAACGCCAAAAGCGACTTACGCTGATATTAACTACACGATTGCCAATTCAAATCCCGTAGTTCTCACTGCTGCTGGTCGCCAGCCTAATATCTTTTTTGATGGCGTGGCGAAAGCGATTCTTACTAAGTCGGATGACACTCAGATTCTTGTCCGCGATCCTGTGGGTGATACTGCATCGACATTTGGTAATGCGTGGATAGCCTCAAAGGACTATAACGCAAACGACGTGGTGCAGGGGTCTAATGGTCAATTTTACGTTTCACTGGTCAACGGCAACGTTAATAACAATCCCGTCACCACTTCTGGTTACTGGACGTTCCTGTATTCTGTGGAATGGAGCGCTGGAACCACGTACAACCTCGGCTCGGTAGTCACATATAACACCATTGTTTACCAGTCGCTTCAGAGCGCAAACCTGAACAAAAATCCATCCACTGAAACGGCTTGGTGGGTTCCGATTCAGCTTGTGTGGAGTTCTACTGCTACCTATGCGATTAACGCAAACGTAGTGGGAACAGATGGCGTTCTGTATACATCGCTTCAGAATTCTAACACGGGTAATATTCCGGCTAGTTCTCCGTCATATTGGGTGGGAACTTCTGCCGCTGCGGCTGCTAGTGCAAGCGCTGCTGCGACTTCTGCGAGTAATGCGGCTTCCAGTGCGAGTGCGGCATCTACGTCAGCAGGTAATGCGGCAACGTCTGAAAGCAATGCGGCTGCTTCTGCTGCGACTGCATCGACTCAAGCTACCAATGCCTCGAACTACGCTACTGCGGCGTCTACAAGCGCAACCAATGCTTCAAATTCGGCAAGTGCTGCGGCTACCAGTGCAAGCAATGCTGCGGCTAGTTATGACCTGTTTGACGATAGGTATCTGGGTGCGAAGGCTAGCGACCCTTCTGTTGACAACGATGGGAATCCACTTGTTACGGGTGCGATGTATTTCAACACCACCACTAACTCGACACGAATTTATAACGGCACTGGCTGGCAGGATACGGCAGCGATTGCGACCAGTATCAACCTGGCAACCCAAGTAACCGGCACTCTCCCGATTGCCAACGGCGGTACTGGCACAACCTCAACCACGTTCGTCAATCTTGCCACCAACGTCACAGGCACTCTCCCCGTAGCCAACGGGGGCACAGGTCTT